TCAGATTTCCCCTTTATTTTTAAGAGGTTGAGACGTGTCTTTGCCCAACCGGACAGACAGGTTGGGCAAACTTTCGTTCGTGGGTAGCAGCCGCAGGGCATCCGCGACCATCGTGGCGCGGTTCGCCTTGGCGACATATCGGCGGGCCTCGTTCGGGCTTTCGTGGCCCAGAAACGCCATGATTTGAAACTCGGTCGCGCGGCGCTCGGCCAGCCGGGTCGCCCCATGCTTGCGCAAGCCGTGCAGACTGCATTCGCTTGGAAGGCCCGCCGCCGCGATCCAGTCACGGAACGCGTTGCCAAACCCAGCGACAGAGAAGGGAGCGCCGTCCTGGCGCGTGATGAAGACGGGACGCTTTGCCGGATGCAGGGCCAGTTCGCGGGCCAGCTCTGGCAGCAGGGCAAGGGGCAGCTCGACGTGGCCGCCTGTCTTGCCTCGGCTGTAGACGATTGCACCGCCGCGCAGGTTGGCCGCACCCATGCGGGCCACGTCCTGGCGCGCCGCTCCCGTGCCAAGGGCAAGCTCGAAGGCGAGACGCGGCATGGTACCAGATGCGTGATGCGCCCGGAATTGCTCGACTTGTTCGACAGTCCAGGTGTGGAAGCCGTCACTTCTGATCCGCCGCCGGTCAACCGCCGCCGTCGGCGGCGTGCCCTTCAACGCAAAGTGAGCGGCGGCATGGGCGTAGATTTCGACCAGCTCCTTGTGCAGCCGGTTCGCGGCATGGGGACCGCCCTTCTTGTCCATCAGCGCCGCCACGTGCCGGGGTTGCAGGTCACTCAGGCGAAACCGGCCGATGCGTTCACGTATCCAGTCGAGTCGGCCGCGCTTCGGACCGCGCGTCGTCTCGCGCAGATCGCGCCATTTAGCGCTGCGCAGCATATGTTCTATCACATGGTCGAAGGTGCCAGGTGCGGCCTGAATCTCCCGCTCTGCGGTCCCGCTGATAGCGGCCTCATAGGCGGCGCGGAATTGTGCAGAGCCGTAGGGCCCGGGCAGGTAGGTGTCCACCTTGCGCCCGTTCACGGTGCGGCGCAGGCGCCAGCGTTTCTTGCCGTGCCGGTCGACGTGCGGGGTGTTGCCCACGCCGGGGAAAGGGTTGCGCCGCTTGGTCATCGGATCTCCAGCGCGCGGTCGATCTCGGTGGCGGCGTCGTCGGCCGCGCCTTCGCCGCAGGTAAGAACCATTTTTCCGTCCGGGTCGATTTCCACCTTGGCGACGGAAAGTCCTGCTGAGAGCACACCCTTGACGGCGCGCTTGACGTCATCCTGGCGGAAAGGGGTCTTGCGGCGGGCCATCACTGCCCCCCTCAGGGAAGAACGGGCCGCCCTTGGTGCGGCGCAGTTCGTGAACGCGGTCGAAGGCGTTGCGGATCGCCAGCGATATGTTGACGCGGACCACGGCGACAGCGCGCCTCAGGGCCTCCTGATAGGCAGCAAAGGCGCTGGCATCGTCGGGGTAGTCTTCGAACCAAGGTGCAATGGTCGCTTTGGCGTCTTTCATGTCGATGATCCGACAGACGGGTTCAGGAAGGTCCGTGTCTGCGCCCGGTGGGTAGAGGGGCCGCAGGCGCGGCTTGTGCTTGCCCTCGAGCACATACCGGCCTTCTGCAATCCAGAGTATCGAGTCCTCAGGCGCATGTGTGCCGCCGACATAGCCGCCGGTTGCATTGTGCAGCAGCTCGGAGACGTTCAGCCAATGGCGCAGCTCGGCCGGACCAGGACGAAAGCGTTTGCCCGCGTCGAATTGATGAAGCATGGCAAACAGCGCGGGCCTGTGATCCGGGGTTTGTGCAAACCGCGCCCTCGAGACGGCGACGGCTTGCAACAGCGGAAACCCCGCGTTGTGAGCAGCGCCGGAGACGGCAAGCTCGGCCAGTGCGTCTTCGCTGTAAAATCCTTCGGCTGCCAGTCTCATAGCCTCTTGATCCTCAAATGGTCCCGCCCGCCGGTCGCGGATGTGCTGCAACGCTCGCTTGTCCAGGCCAGTGGCGTGGATCACTTCGCTTGCTACCATCCGCGTTGGGTCGTCGTGTTTGGGACGGGCCATCTGCCATGCTTGCTTCTCGAACCTTGCGGCAAGATTACTCACACAAAAGGTTCATTGTCAATTGTGCCCGTCGCATAGCCGCAGCGATCATGCTCGACTAGCTTTCCAGGCCATCCAGCTCGGTCACGATTTCGCGCGCCAGCCGCTCGATCACCTCGAAGTGCGACAGGAAGTCGATGAGCTGGACCGGGTAGCCCAGATCATCCAGGGCGATGAATCCCCCAAAGCGCGCAAGGGCGGCGATCTGGCGGGCCTTGTCGGCAGTGTCGTGGTCCTGCATGTCAGTCACTCACACGCTTCGCCAAGGCGTCCAGTTCGGCGCAGGCCATGTCCAGAAGGTGCATGATCGGCGGCGCACCGCGCTCGCCCAAGGGCGGAAAATTGTCCGTGAGCATCGAAGCCGCGACTGTCAGATGGGTGATGCGCAGCAGGTGTTCATAGACGGTTTCGGAAGGCATGGCAGGATCGATCCCGCAGGCGGGGTCATTGGGCATTGTCAGGGTCTCCTGTTGTGGTATTGTTACAGGGTGACAATTACAGGACGTAGACAGTGGGTCAAGAAAAATGTCACACGGTGACACTTTCACCGGCGCAATCTCGCATGGCGCGGGCGGCGCTTGGGCTTGGTGTGCGGAACGTTGCCGCAGCGGCGGGCGTGTCTCCGACAACAGTAACCCGGTTTGAGAGAGGCGAAGAGCTGCGCGACTCTACCGTCGCGGCGATCCGCGCCGCCCTCGAGGAAGCGGGAGTCGAGTTCATCCCGGAGAACGGCGGCGGGCCGGGGGTCCGCCTGCGGAAGTGATGCGCGCCGCGCCTTGAGAACACCTGAGAGATAGGCCGCGCGCTGTCGGGGTTGCTGACGGGACTCTCCGACTGAGCCGGGATGCGTTGGGCGATCAAGGAAACCCAGGGGCACCCGCCCTATTCCGACGCTATCCAGTCCACCAGGTGCAGCGCGGCCGCCAGATCACCGGGCGCAAGCCCGGCCGCCTTTGCCTCGGCCATGGTTCCGATGATCGTGGACAGCGCCCTGGCACGGCCGCCAACGTCGAAGGCTTGCAGGGGCCTCAGCGTGTCGATCTGCACCCCGGTCCCCAGCTTGGCGCTGGCCTCGTCCGCCAGCAGCTCGGCCATCGGTTGCAGGGTCCAGGTGGCAAGCTGGCGCTGCGCCTCGCGGACAGCCGGGCCGGTTGCGGCGCGGTTGGCCAGCGACGGCAGGACGCCATAGGCCATCAGGATGCCCTCGCGCGCCGCTGCCAGCGTCTCGGCCGTCATGCTGCGGCTGAGGTCCGGGGAGAGCTGATCCGGCTTCTGCCCGATGGTCGGGTTCATGCCCGCCGCCGTCGCCTGGGCCACGCCCTCCATGACCAGGGTGGAGCCACGCCGCCCACGAAAGGCCGCGCGCAGGGTGGCCATGTCATCCGCCCCGGTGTCGGGCAGATGCGCGATGAGACTGCCAAGCGGGGCATTCTCGAAGGTCTCGGACAGGGCCGATTCCACCGCGTGCAGCATGGCGCCGGTCAGGCTGCTCCGCCGCAAGGGCGCCGTGCCGATCCAGGGCGTTGTGTGATCCGCGCCGATCCGCAGGTGCAGCACCTCCTGCGCCAGTGCGGTCACCATGCGCCCGCCGCCTGCATCTGGCAGGGACAGCCGGTAGGCGCGCGGCGTGCCGTCCCGCGTCGCCACGTCCCAATCGGTCGCCGGGACAAGGCCCCGGTCGGTGATCAGGAAGACAGCTTCGCCGGTCAGGGCCAGCGCCCGCGCAATCAGGGCCATGATCTGGCGGGGCAAGAGGTCGGTGCCCTCCACGTCCGCCATGGCAAAACCGCCTTCCCATAGGCTGATGCAGCTCTGCACCGTCGCTGTCAGCTCGGCCACGCCGCGCCGCCCGCTGATGTAGCTGTCCCGCGCGGCGATCACCTGGGCGGTGTAGCTCGATCCGCTGGCGCGGGCCTCGATCGGGCGCAGCTTGCTCTTGAGCCATCCCAGCATCGTCACCTCCACCTGTAGTGATCGTTGATGTGCATCATCATGCGGTTGAAGTCCGGGGCGCGCTCCCGCCATTTGCGGGCCTCGACCTGGGCGCGGTCGTAGGCGGGCCTCGTCACGGCGGACAGCTCGACCAGCTCGGCCGCAAACACCGTGCGGCGCAGCGTCTTGCCCTCCCGGTCGATCCGGTCGCCATTGCCGGGCACGCGAAAGCCGGGGGACAGGCCCCGGATCAGCCCGGCGTCGTGGGCGGCGAGGAAGTCGCGCGCCCAGGACGTGGCGTCCGATATGGTGGCGTCGAAGGTCAGCGCCTCGTCGCTGTCGGTCAGCGTCAGCGTGCCCGCCGCCCGGCTGGCCAGCGGCTTGTCGAAGTCGTGCCCGGACAGCAGGTAGATGTTGGCATCCGACGAAAGCGCCGCGGCGAAGGCCCGCGGTGCGATCACCTCGACTCGGCCGGGGGCCAGTTCGGCCGGGTCGTTGTAGGGGAAGCGCCCGCGCAGGCGCGCGCCTCCACCACTGAGGCGGCGCAGCTCCAGCGCGCCGCCTGCCACGCCGCCGAACAGCATCAGCCCAGCTCCAGCCCGGTCAGCAGTTCAAGCTGGGACGGACGCGCAACGGTCACGTCCATCGTGGCAAGCGCGGTGATCCGCAGCCCACCCGATTGTGCATCGCTGTAGGGGTCGCGGATCACATCCACAGCACCCCACGCGCCGATGAAGATCGGGGCGACACCGCCTGCGGCGGTCGTCAGCAGCGATTGCGTTACGTCCGGGGTTCCCGAGGTCGGGGCCGCAAGAGCGTTCGAGGTCATGACGACTTCGCCAAGGTTCTCGGCCAGCCGGTCGTACTCGAATTTGAAACCGCCATCGCCCACCATGAGGCCATCGAGGTAGTCCCAGACCTCCGGCCGGATCAGCGCCTTGACCGACTTCGGGCCGGTTGCGGCATTCGCGGTCATGAAGCGCGCGACGGCCGCGCGATAGGCTGACCAGCTCACCGATGCGGCGACTGCCGTGGACGTGATGCCATAGGTCGCCGCGCCGGTGATCACGCCCAGCGGCTGGCCATTGGCCCCGGTGCCGAGAAAGGCCGCCTGATCCATCGCCGCACCCATGGCCCCGCTCATGTCGCGCCGCACCGCCTGTTCCAGCGCCGCGCCGGACTGTTTGAGGGCCTTGCGCGTGATCCGCATTTGGATGCCGAGGTTGTGGTCAGGCGACATTGCGCGGTCGGTCGTGGCATAGGTCGTCGGCCCGGCCACGTTCGCGGTCTCGCCATCTGCCCAGCCCGCCGTGACGGCCGAGGTCGTCACCGGCCATTCCACCGCGCCCGCGTCGATGCTGATCATCTGCGCGCCCATGCGAGCCGCCACACTGTCGGGAAACAGCCGGTCGATGATCGGCCGCGTCTGCATCGGGTTCGGGGTGCCGCTGGCCACCGTCTCGCCCGCGCGGATTTCCAGCGCCTGCCACGGCACCGGGATACCACGGAAGCCGCCGCGCTCGCGCAACTCGGTCACGACTTCGGCCGTCCTGCCGGTGAGCTGGCGTCCTTCGTCCAGGGCCAGCGCCACCTGCCGCAGCTCGAAACCGGCCATCAGGTCGGCCCATTCCTGGGCGGAACGGGTCTCGAGGTCGGCCCCGGCCTCGCGGCGTTCTTCGTCCTCTGCGATGAGGGCGGCGCGATACCGGGTCTCGTTGGCGCGGTATTCGCGGTCAAGCGTGTCCATGCCGCGCAGCTCGTCGTCGGACGGGCTGTCCTTGCCTGCCAGCTCTGCCAGAGACTGTCTGATCTCGGATTGCCTCCGAGAAATTCGTACTGAGTCAAGCATCTAAAGCTCCTTTGTGCTTTCAGTTTTTTTTCTGCCGTCTTGTTCCAGGGCCTCGACAGCGTGTTGCCAGTCCTGGCGGTCTTCTCGTGGCGGCGGGTGGCCGCATTCGATGCGCGTCTTGCGCGTGTGGCAGGACGGGCAAAGGGCTTGCAGGTTCGAGGGGTCGTAGGACAGGTCCGGGTGCGTCCTGACCGGCTTGACGTGATCCACCTCGAGCCGCCCGCGACAGCCGCAGTCCCGGCAGCGGTAGCCATCACGCTCGAGGATCTCCGCGCGCAGCACCTTCCACCGCTTGGTGCGGGTCACCTTGCGGCTGAACCTCTGGTGTTCCTTCCTCAGGCCCATAGCATTCTCGCCTTGCGCACCGGCTGCGCGGCGATCCGCGCGCCCTGGGCAACGGCGATCACCGATGCCTGTACAGCGTCAATGCAACCGGTGGATCGGGCCTTGGCCAGTTTGATATTGTTCGAGGCATCGCGAATGCAGACCGCATCCGCGAAGGCAGAGCGCAGCAGCAGCGAGGGCTTGGCTTTCACCAGTCCGTCGAAGGCGGCGCGGCGAAAACGCTCGCAGTCCTCGTTTGACTCTTTCCACACTGTGCTGCGCCAAACCACGGGTGCCCGAATGCCCGCCCGCGTGATCGCTTCACCCAGCTCCGCTTGCTTGTAGCGGTCGGCAATAATGCAGGTAACCCCTTGGCCCTCGACGTGGCGCAGCACCTCGACCAGCCACGGGGCCACGGGAACGGTCTTGTCGCCCAGCGTGGTCAGTTCGCCGCGCTCCTGCATCTCGACATAGCGCCCGGCCACGCCATCGGCCTGCCCACGGTCCAGCAGGCTGGGGGAGCTGGGGAAGGTGCCCAGGGCCTCGAGCCGTCCGGTCGCGGGCCAGTAGAAGGCGGCGGCGGTCATGCTGGCAGAGCCGCCCAGGTCGATCCCGATCACCACGCCGCCCTCGCGCGGCGGAAGCTCGGAGACTTCGCAGGCCAGCCATTCGTCCAGGGTGATCAGCAGGTCCCGCGACTCGCCGCTGATCCGTTCGTTGCGGTTGTAGAGGCGGAAGGTGGACAGGCTCGAGCCGCCGCGCGCAATCGCCCGCTGTGCCTGTGCCTCGAGCCATTCCAGGCTCCCGCCGATGCCGTGCGGCGCGCCCGGATTGGCGATGAGAAGCGAGTCCCGGTCATCCGCCGGCAGACCGGGGGCCGGCCGGTGTTCCTGCACGTAGGTTCCGGGGGCCGGATCGTCGATCCAGCGGCTGAAAGGGTGGGTGTCGTCGCTGGCGGACGTGCTGATCAGGAAGGCGCGGCCGCCGCGTTTGCCCAGACCGGACAACAGCGCGTGTTCCAACTCGTCGCCGCGATCCAGCGCCCAGTGCCCGCGCTCGTCCAGGATGACGATGGTCGGCGCGCCGCCCAGGGCGGACTTGCCGTCCGCCGCCACCACGCGCAGCACATGCCCGCCGCCATCGCCGGTATATTCGATCTCCAGGCGCGGCGCGCGGCGAAAGATCAGGTGCCGTTGCACCTCGAGGGGAAGCGACTGGCAGTAGCCTGCCACGAAGTCCCAGATGATCCGGCCTTGGTCCCGCGTCCTGGCGGCGGCGATGATCTCGCGGCGCGGCTGGCGGTCCCAGATGCCCAGCAGCCCACCCAGGCCCAGCCCGGCCGTGATCGCGGACTTGCCATTGCCGCGCCCGATGCTGAGAACGGCGGCGGCGGTGTCAGGGGCAAGGGCGCCTTCGATGAAACGCCGCTGGAACGGGGCCAGCGTCACCGGCTGGCCCGCGTTCGGACCTTCCGGGATGCACAAGCCTTGCATCCAGCGCATAGCTTTCTCGGCCGGGGCCGCAGATTCCAGCTCCCCACCGGGCGCGAAAATTCCCAACTCAGGGTGACGGTTACCCCCTCGCAACAAAGTTGCGGCATTGGGACCAGATGCAAAGAGGTCGGGCTGATGCGCGGCCGCGATGACAGGCGCGCGCTCGGGCTTCGGCGGGAGTTTCGAGCCATCGGCCGCCCTCCACGCGCGGGGTGCCTTCCCGGTCTGCTTCGCCACCTCGGTCATGCCCGCGCCGCCTTCGGTTGCGGGGTCGTTGCCCAGGTCAGGAAACGAACAGCGACTTGCTGTCCGATGCTGTCAGCGTCATCCGGGGGCATGGCGGACGGCATCAGCCATCCCGCGCACTTTCTCTGCCTGACCCGGTCGCCAAGCTCGGCCAGCACCGGCCAGCCGTGAGCCGCCAGCCAACCGTCCCAGGCAACGTGCCGATGCGATCCGGGGGCGATCTCGAACACCTGCCGAACGGGGCAGTCTTGCTCAGATGCGGTCGGGCACGCGCTCTGGTTCTTTACTTGGTTCCTGCCTCTATATGGCGCGGTGCAGATATGACCCGCGTTCGGTGCAGATTTGACCCGCGTTCCCGGTGCGGTCGCGGGTCGTTTGTGACCCGCGTTATCCTGCGGTCGTTGACCAAACGCGACCACTTTACCGGGGCTGAGGAAAGCATAGCTGGCGGTTCGCTTGCGTGCTGTGACGCCCGTCTTGCCAAGCCATCCGGCGCTGATCAGGTCGGCCAGAGCGCGCTTGACGGTGGCCTCTGACACGCCCATGTGGTCCGCCAGAGTCTGCCGCGAAGGGTTGCACTGACCAGTGTCACGATTGGCAAAGTCCAGGGCAAGAACCTGCGCCAGCATCTTCGCTGTCATGGACAGATCACGGGCCGTTCGCACGGCCGCCGCCCATTCCTGTCGCCATTTGCCACTCATCCCTGCACCCCACGGTAGCGCGCTGCGATGCGCGCAAGGTGCGGCGAGGTCGTCAGGCTCTTGAAGTCGGTCGGGCCCCTGCTGTCGTAGTGCAGCGCTGTCTGATCCATGATCGCTTGCGCCAGATCGCGGGGTATGTCGGTCGCGGCATCCCCAAAGCCTGCCGGGTATTCAATCGTCAGGCGGTCAGGCAGAAGCGTCAGGAAGCTGTCGCCCAAGCGGATCATGGCGCGCGTACCGCCGACCAGCGTGAAGTCCGTGAAGGACGCGCCGTCCGCCGCGATGGTCACGGCCGCGTCATCGGCCACGGGACCGACAGGCAAGCGCCAGTCCAGATCGGTGCCGGGGTCGAAGACCACCACGCGCACGGTCTGGGTCAGCAGGGCAAGCTGGGCAAACTGTTCCAGCTCTGCCGCAGCCGTCCAGGCCATGTCTTGTATCAACGTGTCGTCATCGTCAAAGTCCACGCGCAGGTGCAGCTTGACCGCATCGAAGTCGAAGGGGGCGGCGGAGCTGACGGGTGTGCGGCTGATGAGCGTCTTCATGCTGCCAGCCCCGTCTGTTTCCGGTTGGGCAAAAGCCCATATTCGCCAAGGATTTCAATGGCGGTAGTTTCGACGGTTGGGCGCTCTAACCCTCTTGCTTCACAGGTTTTATTGCCGTCCTGCCGGGGTCGCCATGTCACCTCTCCCCAGCCGACATCCGCGCTTTTCGCGGCCATAAGACGGGGCTATACCGACCCCTGTCGCCCGTCGTGGCCACCGATGCCGGAACCCAGATGATCTCGCGCAATTTCAGGCATTTCCGCGTGTTCCTTGCCGTGGTGGACCTGCGCTCGCCGACGCTGGCGGCCGAGCGGTGCCGGGTGACGCAGCCGGCGGTCACGCAGGCCTTGGCCAAGCTCGAGCGCGAAGCCGGCGGCGACCTGTTCGAACGCAGGCGCAACGGTTTTTTCCCGACCCGGAGAGGGCGGCTGTTCGAGGTGCGCCTCCGCCGCGCGATGGACCGGCTCGACGCGGCGCTGGCCGAAGTGTCGCCCAGGCTGGCGGTCACCGCCAGCGCCGCGCAGGTGCAGGCGCTGATCGCGATGACCGAGGCACAGAACCATACCCTGGCGGCGCGCGCGCTGGGGCTGGCACAACCGACGGTGCACCGCGCCATCAGCCAGCTGGAGCAGGCGGCCGGGCGGCCGCTGTTCGAACGGACCTCGCAGGGGTCGGTGCCGACGCGGGCCTGCCGCAGCCTGGCACAGGCCGCACAGCTGGCGTTCTCCGAGATCGAGCAGGTCGAGGCGGACCTGGCCGAGGACGAAGGCCGCGAGGTCGGCCGCATCGTCATCGGTGCGCTGCCGCTGTCGCGTTCGGTCGTGCTGCCCGAGGCGCTGGCGCGGTTCCGCGCCCTGCGGCCCCGGCAGCGGGTCACGGTGATCGACGGCCCCTATGCCGACATGCTGACGGGGCTGCGGCGCGGCGCCATCGACCTGATCCTGGGCGCCCTGCGCGACACCTTGCCGGTGCCGGACATCACGCAGGAACCCTTGTTCGAGGACACGCTGTCGGTTCTGGCGCGGCCCGGGCACCCGCTGGCCGGCGCGCGCGCCATCCCGCTCGAGGTGCTGGCGCGCCATCCCTGGGCTGTGCCGCGTCCCGGCACCCCGTCCCGCGCGCAGTTCGACGCGCTGTTCCCCACCCACGCGGTGCCGCCGCCCGACAGCATTCTTGACTGCGGGTCGATCCTGCTGATGCGCGAGGTGCTGATGCGCAGCGACCTTTTGGGCTGCATCTCTGCCCAGCAGGCCGAGGCCGAGGTGCGCAACGGCCTGCTGGTGCGGCTGGATACGGGGATCGACTGGCCCGCGCGGCCCATCGGCCTGACCTGCCGCAGCGACTGGATGCCGACCCGCGCGCAGGGCCTGATGCTGGACTGTATCCGGGCCGCGGCCCGCGCCGTCCGCCCGGCATGACGGAAGTAGGCGATTTGCCCTGAACGGATGTCGTTTTCTGCCCGGCGTGTCGGCGCTGGATCGGCGCATCGTTCCACGTGTTGGCACAAGGCCGCGACCTCAGGACACCGGAGCCCGCCATGATCACCCCCTATGCCTGCGACGCCATGTTCTCGGCCGCCGAATGCGACCAGATAGTCCGCCTTGCCCGGGCGCATGACTTTGCCGAAGCCGGCCTGGTGCGCGGGCAGCAGAACGAAAGCATCCGCGTCGCGCGCATCGCCTGGCTGGACGAGGAGGGCGAGGCCGGCTGGGTGTTCCGCCGCGTCGTCGACACGGTGTTGGCGGCGAACCGCGCGCATTTCGGCTTTGCCCTGACCGAATTCGCCGAGCGGGCGCAGGTGGCCTGCTATGAGGCGGAGGAGGGCAGCCACTTCGACTGGCACACGGACATCGGCGCGGGCACCTTCGCGGCCAAGCGCAAGCTGACGCTGGTCGCGCAACTCAGCGAGCCGGCCGACTACGCCGGCGGCGCGCTGGACCTGAACGGCAACGGGCAGGTCGATGCGGTGGGGCGGGCGCGCGGCAGCGCCACGCTGTTTCCCAGCTTCGTGCTGCACCGGGTCACACCGGTGACGCGGGGCCGGCGCTTTTCGCTGACGACCTGGGTACATGGTCCCGCCTTCACCTGATCCCGCGCTGACCGAACCCGCGGGTTGCCAATCGGGCTCACGCGCGTAGGCCTCCCTTACATCAAGACGTGAGGGAGGGTGCGACATGGGAGAGCCGGTCACATCCATCACCATCGTGGGCGGCGGCACGGCGGGCTGACTGGCGGCCACCTTCCTGCGCAGCAAGATCGCCGCACGCATCAAGATCACGCTGATCGAATCGCCCAACGTCCCCACCGTGGGCGTGGGCGAGGAGACGGTGCCGCAGATGCCGGTCACGCTGCGCGAGATGGGCCTCGACGACCAGGACTTCATGCGGCGCTGCAACGCGTCGTTGAAGATGGGGGTGATGTTCAATGACTGGAACGTCGACCGCAAGGGCCGCCCTATCCGCTACATGAACCCCTTTGCCACGGCGCCGCGGATCGACGGCATCGAGGCGGGGCACTACTTCCAGGCCTACGGCGCAGGCCGGCGGGATTATGTCACCTCCTTTTCGCCGATGCCGGAGCTGTTCGAGGCGTACAAGTGTCCCTTCTCATTTGGCGGGCCGGCGGACGATCCGATGCCGCGCGCGGGCTATGCCTACCACCTGGACGCAGTGCAGTTCGCCGACCTGCTGTGCGAGACGGGCACCGCGCGCGGGGTCGAGCATATCCTCGACGACGTCGATGATGTGGAACTGGACGACCGGGGGCTGGTCGCCGCGCTGCATCTGCGCGCGAAGGGGCGGCACCCGGTCCAGCTGGTGATCGACTGCACAGGGTTCCGCGGCAGGATCATCCAGCAGGCGCTGGGCGAGCCGTTCGACAGCTATTCCGATCACCTCGGCAACGACCGGGCGCTGGCGTTGCAGACCCCGCATCCCGACCCGTCGAAGATCCGCGCCGCGACCCAATCCACCGCCCTGGGGGCCGGATGGAGCTGGGCCGTGCCGTTGTTCAACCGGATCGGCACCGGCTACGTGTTTTCCTCGGCGCATCGCACCGACGAAGAGGCCGCGCGCGAATTCCTCGCGCATCTTGGTGACGCCGCCCCACCGGGGTCGGAGCCGCGGGTGATCCCCATGCGGATCGGCCGATCGCGCCGCGCCTGGGTCGGCAACTGCATCGCGCTGGGGCTCTCGGGCGGGTTCATCGAGCCGCTGGAATCCACCGCGATCCACATGATCGACCTGGGGCTGCGCTGGCTGCTGGACTGCTTTCCCAGCCAGGACTACGAGGACGCGACGCGCGCCGCCTACAACAAGCTCTCGGACGACCTGTTCAACGAAGTGCGGGATTTCATCTGCCTGCATTACCGGCTGAACAACCGCAGCGATTCGCCCTACTGGATCGACGCCCGCGGCGAGCTGAAGATTTCCGACCGGCTGGAGCATCTGCTGGACCTCTGGCAGTACCAGCTGCCGACCCAGCGGGACGTGCCGCATGCGCATCTCTTCTCGCACCAGGTGTTTACCGCTGTGCTGCTGGGAAAACGGGTGTATGACACGGGCTACGGGGCCGGGCGCCTGAACCGTGCCCATGCGCTGCCCGAAACCGCGTGGAAGGCGTTCCTCAAGCAATCGGCAGTGCGCAACAGGGCCGTGGTGGCCTACAAGGCGGACCACCGGCGCACGCTGCTGGCCCTGCGTGGCGAATTGCGCGGGGCGCCGCCCGCCTCGGCGCAGCTGGGCACCGTGGAGGCGATGGCCAGCGCGGAGTCTGCGCTGTTCTAG